AATTTTCATAGGACTTGCGTTTCCTGCATTCAAGTTCGTCATATTGTTTACGCTTGATTAGCTTGCTTTCCTAATACCGTGCTATGATGCATCTCGTTAATCATAACATCCATGCGTCATTAGGAGCGTACGCGACTAAACTGTAATCAATATGCCTTGCTTGATTGGCCTTATGAGCCATTGCCATGCCTCTATCTAAGGTGCTGAGACAAGTCCCTATTTTGTTTCTGAAACCGAGAGGATGGCGAGCATAGACTTAAGGGCTTGCAATGTACCAAGGTACTTAGGGCGAAACTAATCTTAAGCGTGAGCCATGATTGCAGAAGGGTGGCCAGCGACACTATCTCAAGCGTCCTATGTTTTTAAGTCGTGGGCAAAGACTGTTCGATTAAGTGATATCTAATATGTGTCTCGTGTTGTTTCGGTCACTCATTATAGCACGAAACCAATATTGAAAGTCAACAAATTTGTTTATCAATGATTTCAATGACTTAGCATGACGATAGGAAATTAATTTTAGATTGTTTTATCATCATTACTGGTTTTCTGGACGATTGGGAAGGTTCTGGGAATGGCTGAAATGGGTTATTTTACGCCATTAATAAGAGAAGGACGATGAATAGACCTGGCATATTATTTGCATATCGCACAATTCAGGCCATATTTGTGGCATATTTGTTGCATAAGGGGAGATTTAATGCATTTATCGTGCCAGTTGGAATCTGGCATGGTTTTTGCAAGGTATCTTTTATTGGCATGGCTCTTGCATTGGCTAAGATATTGCAAACCCCCAGCAAAAAAAACAGCATCGCATTATATATATATAATATAATAGACTAGCATAAAATTATTTAAAAAACAGGGGTTGACATGAACACTCCATCACTGTATAATAGTCTATAGAGAAAGACACTAACTAAAATATTCCTCCTTAGTACTATTAACATTAATAATACTTTTATTTTTTTTCTTTTTATCTTATAGGATACCAATGGAACTAGAATCAACTACTGATAATACTATAGATAACTATATTAACCTATCAAAATTATTAAAAGCAAGAACATACACAGAAGCACAAGATGATTTTCTTACTTTTGTTAGACTTGTGGCTCCTTCACTTGTTTCTGATTGGAAAATGGGTAAACATATAGAAGTAATATCAAATAAATTAGATGATCTTGAGAATGGTCATATAAAAAGACTAATGGTTTTCCTACCTCCTCGTTCTTCCAAGTCTGTTTTATGTTCAAAGTTGTTTCCTGCATGGTACATTGGTAGGAATCCTGAACATGAGATCATGACTGTCTCTCACTCTGATCAGTTAGCCAGTGATTTTGGTAGGTCAGTCAGGGATATTGTTACCACAGAACAATTCCAGGAAATATTCAGGGGTGTTACACTAAGAAATGATGTCAGAGCAGCAGGTAAATGGAAAACAAATCAGAATGGAACCTATTATGCTGCTGGTGTCAGGTCACAGATTGCAGGTAGAGGGGCGCACATAGCTATCTTAGATGATGTTATGTCTGAAGAGGATTCATATTCAGAAGCAGGTAGGAGATATGTTAAAGAATGGTATCCTGCTGGTCTTAGAACTCGTATCATGCCTAATGGTGCTATCCTAATCATTAATACAAGGTATCATTTTGATGATCTTTGTGGATGGCTCTTGAAACAACAAGAAGAAATGTCAGAATATAAAACAATCCCTTGGGATGTTGTACGTATTCCTGCATGGTTAGATGAGGAAGCAGCAGAACTTCTTGATTTACCAGAAGGAGGCTCATACTTTCCAGAATGGAAACCAGATGAGGTCTTACAGATAGATGAAGCAGAGATCAAAGCATCTAATGGTTCTCGTTACTGGAACTCTCTGTATATGCAAGACCCCACACCAGAAGAAGGTGGTCTGATAAAAAAGAAATGGATACAAGAGTGGGAATACGAAGAACCTCCTACATGTGAGTTCATAATACAGACTTATGATACAGCCTTCTCTACCAGAACCACTGCTGACTTCAGTGTTATCCAGACATGGGGTATCTTTTCTCTGTATGAACAGAATGAAATGGGCATAGAAGACTTTGCGCCTAACTTGATTCTCCTGGGAAATGTCAGAGGTAGGTTTGAATACCCAGAGCTTAGACGAACAGCGCAGATGCTCTACAGTAAACATAAACCAGATGTATGTATAATAGAAAAGAAAGCCAGTGGTCAATCCTTGATACAGGATATGAGACGTAGTGGATTACCAGTAAAAGATTATACACCTGACAGAGATAAAGTAGCCAGAGCCTATGCAGCATCTCCTATCATGGAAGCAGGTAGAGTATGGATACCCAAGAATAAAAAGTGGGCAGATGAATTAATAGAGGAACTCACCAGATTTCCACATGCTGCTCATGATGATCAGGTAGATGCCTTGGTAATGGCAATTCATTATTTAAAGGAATCCTGGCATGTCACACATCCTGACGATCCACGATGGGAAGATGAAAAAAGACACAAGAGGGTTGCATATTGGAAAGTTTAATGGTATAATAAAAGAAACGAATATTTAGTAAAGGAAATATAATGTGTAAAAACTGTAAATGTAATCCATGTAAATGCAATGATAGCATTAACAATGTGGTCCTTTGAAGATAATATTAATCATTCTTTAACACGACCTAATTATAAAGATTATTGTTGTAAGAAAAAAGAATGTCATTGCAACATCCCTAAGATGTGTAAAGGTAAGTGGCGCAGATATCAAAAAGATATCTTAGAATATCTACATTTAAAATTTAAGGATACCTATAAAAATGGCAATTGAACAAAACCCTTTTGAACAAATTAATCCTATGCAGGATAATGTTGTTCCTCTGCCTATGGTAGATGAGTCTAAAGCTACCTTTGAACTAGACGATGATGGTGGTGTCCTTGTAGATTTTGCTGAAGAAGAAAACATTGAGATGGGTGCAGAAGAATCTGTGGGAGAATGGTTTCGCAATCTAAGAGATGATGTAGATGAAGATGAGTTAAGTGATATAGGTAGAACCCTTTATGATAATTATGAGTCTGATAAAGACTCTCGTAGTGAATGGGAGTCAATGTTTGAAAGAGGGTTTGATCTTCTGGGACTCAAGATCGAAGAAGCATCTGAACCTTTTGAAGGAGCATGTACAGCAGTACACCCTCTCTTAATTGAATCAGCAGTTAAGTTTCAGGCTAAAGCATCACAAGAGTTGTTTCCCCCTAACGGTCCTATCAAGGCACAGATACTGGGTAAGCATACTTTGGAAAAAGAAAACCAAGCAATGAGAGTTCAAAACTTCATGAACTATCAGCTTACAGAACAGATGCCAGAATACTTTGATGAATTTGAAAGAATGCTTTTTCATCTACCCCTGATAGGTTCCTCGTTTAAGAAGATTTATTATGATGCTTCTTTAAAACGTCCTGTCTCAGAGTTTATTCCTATTGATCAGTTTTATGTTTCCTATAATGCGTCTAATCTTAGGAATGCTGATCGATATACACATGTCATTTATAAAAGTCCTGTTGATCTACACAGAGAGATTAAAGCAGAGATGTATGCAGACATTGATCTTCCTGAAGCAGGTATGGCTAATCCCACATCTTTCTCAGAAAAGATGGATACAATTATAGGACTGTCTCCCTCTAGTGCCTCTGATCCTCAATATGTTTTACTAGAGCAACATTGTTATCTAGACATTGAGGAACCTAATTCAGAAGAAGGTGAGTCTCTTCCTTACATTGTTACAATTGAAGAACAATCAAAAGAAGTTTTAAGTATTCGTAGGAACTATGCCAAGGATGATCCTACAAAACAAAAGAAAGTACACTTTGTACATTATCGTTTTGTTCCAGGATTTGGTTTCTATGGTTTGGGACTCATGCATTTCCTTGGTAATCTGACTATGAGTGCTACTGCTGCAATGCGAGCATTGATAGATGCAGGTCAATTTGCGAATCTTCCAGGTGGCTTTAAGGCTAAAGGTGTGCGTATGGTAGGCAACAATGAGCCTATAGCCCCAGGAGAGTTCAAGGAGGTTGAAGCAACTGGTATTGATTTGAACAAGGCAATTATATCTCTCCCTTACAAAGAGCCTTCCTCGACGCTCTACCAAATGCTTCAGTTTGTAACTGCTGCTGGTCAGAAGTTTGCAGACAGCACTGAACAAATTGTTTCAGATGCTGCCTCCTATGGACCTGTAGGTACTACTATGGCTTTGTTAGAAGCTTCTAGTAAATTCTTTACAGCTATTCATAAGAGACTACATAAATCTCAAAGAGATGAATTTAAAATCTTAGCTAAAATTGATCACGATTATCTCCCACAAGAATATCCTTATGAAGTTCCTTTTGAAGATCGTAATATTTATAAAACAGATTTTGATGGTAAGGTAGATATCATTCCTGTTAGTGATCCTAATATTCCTTCTAATGCTCACAGAATGATGTTGGCTAATATGGCATTACAAATGTCACAACAGTCTCCTCCAGGTATGTTTAACACAGAAGCTTTGAATAGAACTATTCTTAGTGCAGCTAATATGCCTAACCTAGATGAGATACTTCCTCAAAAACCAGAACCTAAATCTCTTGATCCTGTTTCAGATATTCTAGCAGCAGTTAAAGGTATCCCTATTGCTGCATTTCCAGGACAGAACCATGATGCTCATATTCAAGTAAAGATGGCTTATCTACAAGACCCTATGAATGGAGCCAATCCTATTATGCAAAGAGTACAGCCTGTTCTTCAAGCTAACATTCAAGAACAT